GTTCAGTTCGAATAATGATAAGGTCATCCCGGTGGCGACCGATGACCGCCGCTTCTTGTTCCTAGAAGTTCCCGATACGCACAAAGGCGACACTGAGTATTGGGTGAAATTGGACGCCGAGCTGCGCGGTCACGGTCCGGCAGCGATGCTCGGCGAGTTGCTGTGGGACCGCAACATCACGTTCTTCGATCCGCGTCAGTATCCCGACACCGCCGCCGGGCGCCGGCAGAAGCGTCTCAGCCTCAAGAGCGTGCGGCAGTTCATCATGGCTGTGTTGGAGCGCGGCTATGTCTACCAGCCAGAGCATCGGGTCCCGAGCCTACTGCGTTGGCGCCCGTTCGTCACCCGAGAGTTGTGGTGGAACGGTTACATGCAATGGTGCGAGCAGAGCCGAAGTACGTATCGCCAGAGCCGTGAGGAGCTCTATGACGCGTTGGAAAAGTTGTTCCGGCCAGGGCGGCCGCGCGAGTGGCATCCGACGCACGAGCTGAGGCGCGCCGAGCCCGGTGGCCGGCGGCAGGAACCGGACCCGCGCCAGGACGCCCTGACCTGCAACGATACCGGCGAGCCCCTCATCGACGCCGATCGTCTGCCCGATGACCCGAGCGGGGCGATCGTCTGTCAGTGGCATATGCGGGGCTTCTACCACCCGGATTTGGCGGAGGCGCAGGATCGCTTCGACACGGTGTGGGGTCCTATTGACAGCCCATGGGCGCATGATCGACACTAGCCACTCGCGCCGCCATGGCGACCTCGTCGCCCTTTCCGTGGTCCAGGCGGTCCAGGTGCGGTCCACGCGCCTGGCTTTTCTATCCTTCTGAAATCGTTGACCGGTCCAATGGTCCAGCTGGTCCAGTCGCGCACGCGCGAGAGCGCATCGCTCGTCCGCGCGCGCGCACGCGCGCGCCTTCTCTCTTATTCTCCTTCCTTTTGTTTTCAATCCGCTGCCCGGTCATTGTCTTCAATCGGTGACGACCGGGATGGTGCCTGCTGGGTGGTCTCGACCGGGGTTGTGGGGTGCTCCGGTGGCTCTTATCCAGGCGCCGGCCTGTCAGTAAACTTTGTGGCGATATTGGGATTTTTGGTGGTTTTCGGTTTTGGCCGGTTGACCGTGTGTTTCCAGGGCTCAATCAAAAATGTGGATTGTTAAGAGAGAGGGCGGCAACGCCGGGTCGAGGCGGTGTGGTCGGCATAAGTTGTTGATGTGGTTGGATTGTTACCGGCGAGTGACAATGGGGTGATTGTGTGACAGCACGGTTGCGGCTTGTAGAATGGAAGCCGCTGCGCCAAGGTGGCCAGCTGCGCGGCTTTGCCACCGTCGAGTTGCCGATCGGCTTGATCGTTCGCGAATGCCCGATTCTGCGCAGCCGTGACGGGTTATGGGCGGCGCTGCCGGCGAAACCCGAGATCGACCGCGAGGGCCGCTGTCGCACCGGTCCCGAGGGCGCGCGACTGTATGTCGAGGTTCTGCATTGGCGGTCGCGCCGGTTGCGCACCGCCTTTAGCGACCGTGTCGTTGCCCTGGTGCGCGAGGCCTATCCCGACGACCTCAACTAGGGCCGAAATCCGGTGATCGAGGTCTTATAGATTGCAAACGAGCGTATGCAGGTATATATACAGCATTCGATATGGCGTTGTCGTGATGTCGCAGGCGATTACGTATCTTCGGGTGTCGAGCGAGAGTCAGGGTAAGAGCGGGCTCGGGATCGAGGCGCAGTGTGCCGCGGTCGAGCAGTTCCTCGCCGCCCAGGGGCTCGAAAAGCTGGCCGAATTCATCGAGGTCGAAACCGGCAAGGGTGCCGACGCGCTCGATCGCCGGCCGAAACTCGCCGCGGCATTGGCCGCCGCCCGCCAGGCGAAATGCCCAGTGGTCGTGGCCAAATTGGACCGGCTGTCGCGCGACGTTCACTTCATCAGCGGGCTGATGACGCACAAGGTGCCGTTCGTCGTGGCCGAGCTCGGGGCCGACGCCGACCCGTTCATGCTGCACCTGTATGCGGCGTTCGCCGAGCGCGAGAGGCGGCTGATCAGCGAGCGCACCAAGGCGGCGCTGGCAGCGAAAAAGGCGCAGGGTGCCCAGCTGGGCAACCGCACCAACCTTGCCGAGGTCGGGGCTCGCGGCCATGCCACGATGACGCGCCAGGCCGACCGCTTCGCCAGTAATGTCAGGCCGATCATCGAGTCGGTCCGTGCCGCTGGGGCGACGACGCTGCAAGAGATCGCCGATGCGCTGAACGCTCGCGGAGTCAAGACCGCGCGCGGCGGCCGGTGGCACCCAATGACGGTTCGCGCGATCCTGCAGCGGACCGAGGTTTCGATCTAAAGCCGGCCCGATCCGGCGCCACGAGAGCCCCGATAAGGCGGGGTCTTTTCGTGCCTGCACGCCAATGGGGAAATCGCTCTATTGGCGGCCTCGACCTGGGCCGACCCCGCCGCACCGCCTTTAGCGACCGTGTCGTTGCCCTGGTGCGCGAGGCCTATCCCGACGACCTCGACTAGGGCTGAAATCGAGGCTCTGTAACAGGCGGAGAGGGTATTATATATCTGCCTAACGTTCGTCAGTCAGATCTATCATGGCCACCGGCAAGTTCATTTCCTATCTGCGCGTCTCCACCGACAAGCAGGGCAAGAGCGGGCTTGGGCTCGAAGCGCAGCGCGAGGTGGTCACCAACTACCTCAACGGCGGCTGCTGGCAGCTGCTGAAGGAATATCGTGAGATCGAGACTGGCAAACGCGCCGACCGGCCGCAGCTGATCGCGGCTCTGCATCATGCCAAGGTCACCGGCGCCACGCTTGTGATCGCCAAAATCGACCGGCTGGCGCGCAATGTGGCCTTCATCTCGAACTTGATGGAGAGCGGGGTCGAATTCGTCGCGACTGATATGCCGATGGCCAATCGCCTGACGGTTCATGTGCTGGCCGCGGTTGCCGAGCACGAAGCGAAAATGACCAGCGAGCGGACCAAGGCCGCCCTGGGCGCCGCCAAGGCGCGCGGGCAGCGCCTCGGCAATCCGAATGGAGCAGCTGCACTGCGGCGCGCCGGCAAGGGCAACACGGCGGCGATCGCCGCGGTGCGCGAGCAGGCTGACGCCTTCGCCCGTGACATCCTGCCAGTGATTGATGCCATCCGTGCCGAAGGCGTCGTTTCCTTCAAGGGCATTGCTCGGGAGCTCAACGCGCGCGACATCAAGACCCAGCGCGGCGGCGCCTGGCATCCGGCCACGGTCCGCAACCTGCTGTCCCGCTGAGCCGCCTCGATCAGGCGATACGATAACTCCGCCACGGCGCGGTTTTTTCGTGCCTGGGCGCCAGTGGGGAATTCCGTCTATTGGCGGCCTCGACCTCGGCCGTACCATCGCGCGCCGGTGGGATGCGCGTCCTGGGCCCTCCGCGCAGCTTCCAGCGCGCCCTGCCGGCGGATGGGCCCCAGAGCCGAATCGGGTCCTCGCCGAAGGAATTCCCGGAAAGACCCCCCGGATAGGCCCGGAAAGACCCCGCCGCCTTGCCAGAGGCCGGGGCCATCCTGGAGTGGCTAAGTCGCAAAAAACCCTGTAAAAATTTTTTGAAACCTCCCGAGCCCGAACCGGCCTAGTGTCTTTACCAATGGCTGAGGAATCGTCCAGCGGGTTGACCACCGCGGTGCAGCTGGCGCTGAGGGCTGAGGCTGCACAAGAGGTCGAGGACGACGAGCCGGTCTACGACCTGCTCGGCTTTCAGACTTCGGAGGCGCCCAAGCGTGCCAATCTGGCGCGCGCCGGCAAGGGACGGCCGCCGGGCTCGCGCAACCACACCACGCAATTCTGGCTCGATTACATCAGCCGGAAGTATGGTAGCCCGCTCGAGGTTCTCGGGCAAATGATGCGGATGCCGATTTGCGATCTGACCCGAGAGCTCAGCTGCTCGAAATTAGACGCTTATACTGAAAAGAGAAGGGCTGCCGAGGCGCTCGCGCCTTACTTACATTCGAAGCTGAGCAGTGTCGCGATCTATCCGCCCGGCGATATTCGGGGTGGCATCGCCTCGCGGCTGATCCTGGTAGGCCAGGATTTCGAGGACATCAGCGCCGCGGCGATCGTCGAAAACGCGGACGTCGACACAACCATCGATGCTGCCGATCGCCCGCGCACGACCCTGTCATTGGCCGAGCAGGAACCCGCCGCTGCCGAAGCCTCGGGCAGCGAACCGAAGGTCGAGAACCAGATCAGCGACGCGACGATCGCCCAGGCGCTCGACACCTTGTTGACCCTCGCCCGCGATCCCGAGATCCGCCGGCGCATGCGCAAGATGCTGGAATGATCAAGCTGACCTGGGACCGCGGCCAGTTCGAGATCACCGTCGGCAAGGGCGACCAGATCGGCCGCCAAACCGTCTCCGGCTGGACCGACCAGGCGAAATTATGGGGCATCCACC